CAAGTAGACAAACGTATACAGCAACTTCTAATCAAACAACTTTTTCTATTACCTATGATGTTGGATTTGTTGATGTTTACTTAAATGGTATTAAATTGCTCGTAGGTACTGATGTAACGGCAACAAGTGGTACGAATGTAGTTTTAGCTACTGGTGCTGCAACAGGTGATATTGTTGACCTTGTGGCTTATGGTGCGTTTTCTGTATCAGATACTTACACGCAAGCAGCGTCTAATGCTCGATTTGCACAACTCTCAAACAATCTAAGTGACTTAGCTAGTGCAGCAACAGCCTTAACTAATTTAGGTATTACTTCAACTGCTGCTGAACTGAACATATTAGATGGAGTAACCAGTACGGCTGCTGAGTTAAACATCTTGGATGGCGTAACATCCACGGCTGCTGAATTAAATATCCTTGACGGAGTGACTTCAACAGCGGCAGAACTAAACATACTAGACGGGGTAACGAGTACAACGGCAGAACTAAACATACTGGACGGAGTTACGTCTACTGCTACAGAGCTAAACATTTTAGATGGTGTTACAAGCAGCACAGCGGAATTAAATATCTTGGATGGAGTTACCTCTACTACTGCGGAACTTAATATTTTAGACGGGGTAACATCTACGGCAGCAGAGTTAAATATCTTGGATGCTGTATCAAGAGGCTCTTTAATCTACGGAAACTCAAGTGCTGCAACAGCGATTCTTACTAAAGGCTCCGCTGACCAAGTTTTAACAAGTGACGGCACAGATATAGCTTGGGCTGATGCTGCGGGTGGTGGTGGCTTTGGCAATTCAGTTGCAATTACAAGCTCACAAACTTGGACAGTTCCAGCGGATGTTACTCTTATAAAAATATATGTTACGGGTGCTGGTGGCGGTGCTTCTTACTCTAATAGCTGCTGTGGAGCGGCTGGAGGTACGGCTATTAAGTATATTACTGTTGTAGCGGGTAACGATGTAGTTATTACGATTGGTGCTGGAGGTGCTGGTGCTACTTCTGTTTCTGGTTATATAGGAGGTAATGGGGGTACTACAACAGCAGTATACAATTCAGCAACAACAGTTTCGGCTACTGGCGGAACAGGAGGTGGTACTTTTTATAGAGCCTCGGGAGTAGGAAGCGGTGGAGATATTAATCTCAATGGAGGTGTAGCTATTTCAGGAAATATAAAAAATGAAGGTCCAGCTTCTTTTTGGGGGGGTGGACACGCAGGATCACACGCGACAGGTGCTTATGGATCTGGTGGTTCTACCTATTATTATTATGCAAACTATAGTTCTGTTGGACAAAGCGGGGTTGTCTACATTGAATATTAGGAGTGAAAAATGAAAGCGCACGTTATTGAGGATGGTGTAGTCACAAATACTATTGAAGTAGATTCATTAGATTTTGCTGACAATCTTGTTGAAGCTACCTCTGGAGGCATTGGATGGTCATATTCTGATGGTAACTTTACTGCTCCTACTGACACACGAGCAGATGAAGAAAAAGCATCTGGGGAAAGAGCAAGAAGAGACAATCTTTTAACAGAATCAGATTATACCCAAATGCCTGATTACTCCTTGAGCAACAAAAGTGAATGGGCAACCTATAGACAAGCACTAAGAGACTTACCAAGTCATAGCAACTGGCCTAGCTTAGAAGATGATGATTGGCCTACTAAGCCGTAAATAAGTTGGAGAAACCCTAATGAGTAGAGCAAGAGATTTAGCTGATAGTGCTAGCGTTGTTGATCCGCTAGATGGCCTTTATGGTTCTTCGTCAAGCCCTATAATAATTACTGTAAAGGTAGCCACAAAAACAGCATCCCACCCTTACAATGGTGATGGTAGCTCTTCGGGATATACGTTGAATAATGTTGAGTCACCAGCTATTAAGTTTGGAGGAACTGATGCTGCAACATCAAGCACTGAGTATGTTTATAGATTTGATCAAGCGGACTCATCAAATAGCGGACATCCTTTAAGATTTTATTTAGATGCTGCAAAGGCAACAGCTTTTACATCAGGAGTTACAACCAATGGGACGGCTGGAAGTGCTGGGGCTTATACTCAAATAGCTGTGGATAGCGAAACTCCAAAAATTTTATATTATCAATGTTCTTCTCATGCCTACATGGGAAATTATGCAACTGTTTCAGGGTCTTTAAGTTTTAGTGCAGGGTCTTTAAGAATTGCTGATACAGCAGTAACTAGCACTGGTGCAGAGCTAAACATCCTAGACGGTGTAACAAGCACAACAGCAGAGTTAAACATTTTAGACGGAGTTACTTCTACAGCCTCAGAACTAAACATTTTAGATGGTGTAACGTCTACTGCTTCCGAGTTAAACATTTTGGATGGTGTAACTGCAACTGCGACAGAAATTAATAAGTTAGATGCTTTGTCGCGAGGATCAATACTTTATGGAAACGCCTCTGGCGAAACAGCTATTCTCACAAAAGGAACTAACGAGCAAGTTTTAACCTCAGATGGAACTGATATTAGTTGGTCTGATGCTGGCGGTGGTGGAGCGTGGTCTTTGTTAAAAACAACAACAGGTTCATCTGTTGCCGAACATGACATGACTAATTGTATGTCTGATAGCTATTATCTTTATATGTTAGAAGGTAATGTTAGAGAAACAAGTGGTTATAATTTTACTTATCCGGCTATAAGGTTCTATACAGGCTCATCGCTAATAACATCTGGCTATACACAGTATCACGGGGCTAATCAAACTTACGGCAGTTGGTCAACTAGCGGCTCATCAGGAAGCTATCTTAGGCTTGCTCATAGTAATTCTAGTATGGCTAATGATGGAGTATATATGCGGTTTTGGATTGCAAGACCCCAAAAAGGAGCTTCAGCTGGAGACACTAATATTTTCCTGCATGGAGCTTGGTTTGGGATGGCTAGCTCAACTGCAAGCGCGGTATTGACTAACGGAGGAGTTACTGGTTACAACAACTTAACTGGTCTTAAAATATTCTGGAATACTAATGGCGATACGCCAGTGGTGAACGGAACAATGAGAATATGGGGGCTAGCAACATCATGAGTTATAGCAAACCTTTATATAAAGCTACAGAAAATGGTGATGTTGAATTTACGGAAGAAGAATATGCCGCCTATGATGCTCGCATTGCGGCAGACAAAGAAAATGCCCCCAATGAGTTAGCAAAATTACAACGCCATAAAAGAAACAATTTATTAGCTGAAACTGATTGGATGGCTAATCAAGATGTCACTATGACTGACGCAATGTCTAATTATCGGCAAGCATTAAGAGACTTACCAACTCATAGTAACTGGCCTAACTTAGAAGATAGTGATTGGCCCACAAAGCCATGAGTTATGGTTTTATTTATATTGATAGTTAGCATAGGAGGACAAGACGTTTCACGATCATGTGAGCAAGCCTTGTGTTTTAAGGACATTGATCGGTGTTTATATTTTGCTGAACGAATAAACCAACAGCCTAACGCTCCTGAAATGAAAGCGTATTGTAGGCATATAAACGCAAATGAAGAGTCTAGGTGGTATAAATGATTGGCGAATTGGCGATAGCCCTAAAATTGCTTGATTCTACATTTGTAGCTTGTCAGACAATGATAAGCAAAAAAGCCGAAGTCGAGGACATGGCTGCGGAGGTAGGAAAATTTTTTACAGCAAAAGAAAGAGTCGAGGTTGAGTTAGCAAAACAAAAAAACAAAAACCCAGACGATTTAATGGAAGGAAGTGCGTTAGAAGAAGCAATTAAAATTCAGCAAGCCGAGGACAGGATGACGGCTATGATGGATAAGTTGAGCGCACACTACAGTCGCAAACTTCAGAGCCACAAATGGGTTGCCATTAAAAAAAATGCGGCAATTATTGAAGCGAAGAGAAAAAAAGAGGCAGCCAAAAGGTCGGCTGTCAAAAATGAAGAGCAGGTTCTAATAGAACAGTTAGCAAAATTAGTTTTGGGTATGATTGGGGCAGTAATAGTAATAGCTGGTGTTGTGTTTTTAATTTTGGGTAGTGGAGCCGAATAATGAAGCTAGACCCTGTACTGCTAAATATGGCTTGTTCTTGGAGCATGAAGGCTTATCGGGAAGGCTATGTAGAAGACTGTATTAAGGTCGAAACTAAGTGGACTTCAACAACAGCCTTGATAGCCAAGCGTAAGACTATTGACGTTATAGCGTTTAAAGGCACTGAGGACGGCCTAGACTGGCTTACAGATGCCTTGGTAGTACCAGTACCCTATGCGGGAAGAATGTGTCATGGCGGCTTTACACTGGCTCACAGGTCTATTTGGAAGAAAATACTAAGACACATAGATTTAAACAAGCGCACCTTAATAACAGGGCATTCATTAGGCGGGGCATTGGCTGAACTGTCTGCGGCTAAGTTATGGAAGAAGCATAACAACCTCAACATAATTACCTTTGGCAAACCAAATACGTTTTTTAAAGGGTTTAAACAACCCATGACTACACTGGATAACCAGATATCTTGCGTACAAGGGTCTGATTTAGTGGCTAGAATACCTAAGTTTTGCTACGGCCCGTCAAGATCACAGACAATGTTGTACTTTGCTAACAGTGGTGTGGACTTTGTAAACCCTGACCAGCTTACCAGGGACGAAGACAGGGGTATTAAGGACGCATTATCAGATCATTTTATGGAAGGTTACAAAGAACGGCTTGCTGGATTCTTACTTGAGCAGGACAAGAAGCCTAGTAAGGACGAAATTAACGAACTTAATAAACTCGCTGACGAGGTGGAAAATGCTTAGAATTGCTGCGCTATGTGTACTAATGACCGGATGTACAGTATCGGAAGATATGATTGCCAATAAAGAACTGTATTGTTCTGGCGTGTACAAGGGTATTAGGTCTGTAGGGCGCGTAGCTACTGAGGTTACCACGGGTGTAGCGATACCGGATGTCTGCGATACGATAGATAAAATCGTGGAGGAAGACTCTGAGGGAAAGTAATTAGGAATGTTGAGGCACTGATAAAAGTGTATTTGCTGACAAGATGAAACTAGGCGGGTTATT